TTCTGCGGGGCGGGGAGCGAAAGGCGAACGTCAGTATGACTGGGTTTTGGTGCCACTCTGGCGCTTACAACGGAGTGAGAAAGACCGGGAATATGGCCATTATTTGCTGGTCCGGCGCCGCCGGGATGAAAAACAGGCACGGGCTTACTAGGTTGTGTATGCGCGCCGAGAAAACCCTGGCTCAGGTGGCAGGCTATCGCTGGGAAATGGAATGTGGTTTTGAAGAAACGAAGGGAGAATGCGGTCGGGATCATTATGAAGTGCGGCAATGGTATAGCGGGTATCGACACATTACCTTATCGCTACTGGCCCATGCGGTTCTGGCGGTCTTACGGAGACGGGAGAAAAAAAACGCCGACGGGGCTGATAGCCCTCAGTGTGGCGGAACTGCGTAAGCTGTTGTCAAAATTGATGGAAAAGGCCGGAGAGACCGTCGAACAGGTTTTACATTGGTCATCTTGGCGACGACGACACCAATACTGTGCACAACAATGCCATTATCGCCGCAGGGATAACCTTATGATTACAGAGCAGTTACGGCTGTAGTACTAGCATTGAATGAGTTAGGTGGTGAATTTTCTCTTGATGATGTTTTCCCTCCTGAAGATCGTTCGACAAGACGTAGCTTATCAGAACAGGCTACCGAAATCTGATTTTGAATAATCAACATTAATTGCGACAGGAGACGAAAATCGTGGAGCAAAGCATCAATACGCTCAAATCTGAAGTTGAGGCTTGGGCCATGGAGAGAGGTTAGGAACATGTAGCCATTGAAATCAGTCGTATGTATTTCCTGCTGTATTGTGGTGGTTCTCAATCTAGGTTACATCGGATTGAAGATGGATTGGGTAATGCTGATTGGAAAGCGATAAATAATAATCGACAGCAAATTTTTCGATGGTTACGCAGTGATTCGAATGCGGCGCAACGCAAAATCACGGAACTGTTGCCAGCGATTGAAGCGGCACTGCCGACAGAACGGCGGGCGAGGGTGGCAAACGACGATGACCTGAATTATCTGACATCTGTAGCAATTCGGGAGTTTGCGGCAGCAATGAGTGAAACCTTGCTTGGAGGGCGTGATATGTCACACTGAATAGCAATCGCAGTATCTGCACTGAATGCAATAGAACCACGTCTGACCAACGTGCATTAGCGAGAGGCAAGACCAATGATGAAACCCATCGATAAGATCACTTATCGAAATGGCTTTCGCCGAAACGATAAGCCTGCCACGCTTGATGAAGTGGCAGAAATTTATGAAAGCCGTAAGGAAGCGGCTCTGATTGACTGGGAGCAACACAAAAAGCAAAAAGTCAAATCACAGAGCCAAAATAAGTAAGGGCGTGGTATGAGTTTGTTATTGTTAAAAAGTCGCCCACTGGTGGTTATTCCTGAGTTGGCTATGCGTTTGGGATTGAACGAGGCCATTATTTTGCAGCAGATCCAATACTGGCTGACCGAGACATCATCCGGTGTTGAGATGAGTGGTTGCCGCTGGATTTATAACACCGTCGAAAAATGGCAGGAACAATTCCCGTTTTTATCGGGTTCGACCATCAAGCGGGCGCTGGGGAATTTGAAAAAGCTGGGCGTGTTGCAGATTGAGCAGATTAATAAATCCAGCCACGACCGGACGAATTATTATGCAATAAATTACGAACATCCATTGTTAGCCGATAAGGTCAAAATGACCCCATCGAACAATCAGGACGTGAGTCATCGAATAGGTCAAAATGACCTTATCGATAAGGGCAGATTGAAACACTCCAACGGGTCAGAATGCCCCGTTCTGAATGGGTCAAATTGGTCTGATCTTACAGAGACTACAACAGAGATTACTACAGAGAGTACAACAGAATCTTGTCAGGTTCTCGCCGAACCCGACGACCCAGCCCGGCAAGTTCTGGTTTATTTCAATCAGGTCACTGATTCGAACTACTACAATGGTAAAACCACAATGGGGTATATCCGTGCACGGTTGAAAGATGGCTATTCGGTGGAAGACTTGATGTTGATCACCGACTACCTGACCACCAAATGGCGGGATGATGGCAAGATGCGGGATTATTTACGCCCGAAAACCCTGTTTGGCCCGGAGAACTGCACGGAATATTTCGACAAAGCAAGCAAATGGGACAAGGCCGGGCGTCCGCCTTGTGTTAATGGTCGCTGGCTGAAAGCGGGAGAAACGGCCATCACCATTGACACCGTGGAGCGTGATGCCACGTTCCGATTGCTGTTTTCCACCGGCTGGACGCCGACAAACCGTATTCAGGAACTGGCTCAACAACTGGCCCGTAAAGCCGGAATAGGGCGGATGAGTGAAGTCCCGGCATTAGCGGCTTGGCGGGGGATCTGGAAACAGGCCGCAGAACAAGTGGCGAAAGAGCAACGTTCTGGCCAATAGCAAAAACGCTTTCTGACCAAAAGCGAAAAAAACAACAACGAGGCAAGACCACATGAGCAACGAAAACGATGTCAATAAACTGATCCTTGATCGACGTGATATTACGGATGATGGGTGTGATCACTCAGCCAGTATTATCGACAGCTATCATCAGGCTGCACGGGCACGTAGCCGCCAGCCTTACCAACCTAAACCGAAACTTATTCAGGTTTCCTTGCCGGCAATGGCTTCTGAACCCATTGTCAATATTGGTGAACGTATCAATTACGGGCGGAAAATCGTCAAGGGCATTTATGAGTTATCCCGCCTCGGATACAGTGCCAACAGCATTGCCATTTTGCTGAGAATGCCATTAGAGCGTGTTCAGCATGTGCTGTCCTGCAATAGTTCGATGAAGAGAGCCGTTTACAAACAGGTGATGGCTGCGCCCGTTCCCACAGAAAAAGAGATCATGAAACGTCTGGCGGCAGAGTCGAAGGTATAAGCCAGGGCTGATTCATGAAAACACAATCTGACTATTTGCCCGCAGGGTTACCCCACAACCGGGGGTTATGGCCACAAGAATATCGAGAACGAGAAAATCTGGATTTAAAGGCCAGTCGGTTAATCAAACAGCTCAAACTGAGGAAGATAAATCGGGCCATCATTTTTAGGGAGATTGAACAGACTTCTGACAAGTATCAGGAATTTTTAAAACACGCCTGAATTACTGGCGTGATGTGATGAAACCTTAAGAGGCAAGACCGAATGAAACAGACAAACAATTATCTGCATTACCTGAAAGACGAGGTTATCGGTTACTGGGAGCTGATATCTGATGAGGAGTTTTGGCTCCATATGCTCGTATTGCTTTTTATCCTGACCTTTCCCGTTTCCCTACTTGTGCTGGCGTTAATCCGGTTTGTGTATGACAGAATGGGGAAATAACGATGAAAAAGCGTTTAAATACCCAAGCGATTACATACACGGCTGAAATCGAACTGACAGGCTTTATTCTCTACGGTAACTCTGATTTTCGGGCGAGTGGACGCATTTATCATGATGTTCATCAGCGCTGGTTTGATGGGGCTGAAATCATCACATCACCGGTTGAGAATATTCACAGTTTTAATTCTGATGGATTTATCCAAACCCGTAATTCGGTTTACAAGCTCAGGACGTCCAACAATGGCTAAATCGCCCGCCGAACGTAAAGCCGCCCAACGTCAACGCCAGCAGGAGGCTGGCTTGACCAAAATAGAATTGCAGCTGGATAGTCAGGAACTGGCGATGCTGAAACGCAATTGCACCCTGCGAAGACCGGGGCGAGAGCCTTATGAGGTTAACGAGTATCTGGCCATGTTAATCAGAATGGATGACCGTTCATTAAAAAGCCAGGTAGTGGCATTACAGAAGCGACACTGTGATAAGTGCGGGGAATCACTGCCTGTCACTGCATGTTGTTTTTCAGGTGAGGCAGCGTGTTGGAATACATTAGGCTGGCATGAACTGAAATTAATACTGTAAAGCGTTATTAACAGACACAACACTATGTTATTTGTTTCGTTTATTGCGATTTTCGTTTATTTCGATTAAGCTTGTTGTAATGATTGACACATTAGGTATACACATATGAGCAATGCAAACCTGGCCAACCTGAATCTTCCGGCAAAACATGAAATTGAAATCGCAATGCGCAGCCAACGAGAGCTGGCTGCGTTTCTTTCTACACAATTAGAGACCCAACAGATCACTATCAAAGGTGCAGATAACACATTTCACCCAATTGAATTACCGACCTCAGCATTAACCATGTTAATGGATATACTGGGTGAATTAGCAGCAGGTAATGCCGTTCAAATTGTCCCCGTACATGCTGAACTGACGACACAAGAAGCAGCAAACATACTGAATGTTTCTCGCCCTCATCTAGTGAAGTTATTGGAAGAAGGGCAATTGCCTTACCATAAAACGGGAAGACATCGTCGAGTGCTATTTTCTGACTTAATGGAATACAAAAAGAAACGTGATGCCGATAGTTTGGCTGCGATGCAAGAACTTGCAGCTCAGGCACAAAAACTTGAACTGGGTTATTAAAGGATGAACCATTCTCCCTATCCGGTGGTACTGGATGCCTGCGTTTTGTATCCGGCAAGATTGCGTGACTTGCTGATGCATTTGGGGCTGGCTGGTCTGTATCAACCCAAATGGTCAGATACTATTCAGGATGAATGGAAGAGAAACTTACTGAAACAACGTCCTGACATAAAGCCTGAAATGTTGGAATACACAACAGCACTCATGAATAAAGCCTTACCCGATGCCAATGTCACGGGTTTTGAATCATTAATTGAAGGATTAAGGCTCCCTGATAAAGATGATCGCCATGTATTGGCAACAGCCATATGTGCAAATGCAGAAGTCATCGTGACTATGAACCTGAAAGACTTTCCAGCCGATATTTTAGGTGAGTTTAATATCGAAGCCCTTCATCCGGACGAATTTATTTCAGACCTCTTTGACTTAAACCACGCTATTGCATTGGAGGCTGTCAGACAGCAACGTATGGCACTAAAAAACCCTCCAATGTCTACCAGTGAATTTTTAGATATGTTGTTAAAACAGAGGCTACCGATGACAGTCAAAGCTCTTGAAGCTTACAAGTTTATTATTTAATTTGGTGTATTGGTGCTGACATATCGTTTGTTGCTTCTTAAGGATTATCATCCATGGTCATAATGCACAATCCTCCCCATCCGGGAGAACTGATAAAGGATGCAATGGAAACCCTAGACATGAGTGCCAGGGCATTGGCGAAAGCATTGGATGTTGCCCCTTCCACGGTACAACGGCTGATTAGCCATCAGTCACATGTGTCTCCTGAAATGGCGGTGCGTCTTTCTGTGGTGATTGGCAGTGCACCACATGTCTGGCTGGGAATGCAGAATGCCTATGATATCTGGCATATTAAGCAGAATCTGGATACATCCCGCCTGAAGCGATTGTCGGTAGCGTAACGGATTGTAAACCGCTAGAATAATGCCATCGGCCTGAACACCCGATAACCTAAACAACAGCTGCTGTGCCATCACTTAGAGGGATAAGTTATGGCGCAGTACAGTTTTATCAAAATCTCCAATGATACCCTGAGACCGGCAACACCGACGGCTCAGGAATACCTGCATTCCAAAGTGAAATGCGGCGATGTGCTTTATGCGGATTTTAAGAAAGCACGCAACCCGCGTTTCCACCGCAAATATTTTGCCCTCCTGAATCTCGGTTATGAATATTGGCAACCGACCGGCGGCACAATTTCCCCTGAAGAGAAAAAGCTTGTACGGGGTTACGTACAATTTCTGGCTCACTTCGCCGGCGCAGAAGAGGCCTTACAATCCGCAGCGGATGAATACCTTGCCAGCTTATCAAAAGACCGTGCCCACAATATCACGGCCACCAAATCCTTTGATGCCTTTCGGAGCTGGGTCACGGTGGAATCCGGCCACTATGACACTTACGAAATGCCTAATGGCAGTCTGTATCGTGAATCCCGTTCAATCAGTTTCGCCAGCATGGACGAATTGGAGTTTCAGGCGCTCTATAAAGCCACGTTAAATGTGCTCTGGAACTTCATTCTGTACCGCAACTTTCCGACCCAGAATGCGGCTGAGAACGCCGCTTCTCAGTTGTTTGATTTTGCGTAAGGGAGAGGCAAGACCCATGACCCACAGTGAAAAACAGTGGCTGTCAGATGTCGCCTCGCTGGGCTGTATTGTTTGCCGGAATTTGGGGTTGGGTGCATCCCCGGCGGAAATTCATCATGTGAGAACCGGGCAGGGGATGGCACAACGCGCCGATCACTTCAGCGTTCTGCCGCTTTGTCCTCGTCATCATCGGGTGTGTTATTCCACCGGATTCCATGCCGCACCGAAAACATGGCAGGCTGCTCATGGGACAGAAATTGAATTATTAGAACAGGTTAAAAGGGAAGTGAAAGAGGTACGGTTATGTCGGGTTTGAGATTTTCAACAGATGGGCTGGAATTGGCCATATCACAGGCGATCTGGTTACAGGAATGGTTATCGAAATTTGGAGCTTGGGTTTACTCTGGTAGGCTGGATAAACGTCAAAGCAGTATGATTGCAGAGTTTATGGCACGAGTAGAGCCTCGAGACTATCCAGAGCGCCCGATATGCAATGACGATGAAGGGATGTTAATTGCCAGAGTGGTCGATCATATCTACCATCTTGACCGGGTAGCCTTTGCCATGTTGTTAAGCCGGTATGGCTTTAACAGTTCAGATAGAGCTATTGCCCGCTATTACCATAACATCGTTAAGCCGAGAAAAATGGTACGCCGTAGTGGTCAACTGGTTTTACGGAAGCCCTCGCTATCAACCTGCCGCCGTGAGGTTGAAGAAATATTAAAAGCCACCGAATATTTACTTTATCAACCTTTGAAAGATGCCCTTACGTGCCGGGAATAGGAAAGAAAATTAAAAATTTTGTCAAGAACGTGTTGACATCTTTGAGCCAATGAGCCACTATTTCAATATATGTTGCGCTATTTGTAACCGTGACAAACAAGCCTCACTCTGCGTGAGGTTTTTTTATGCCTGAAATAAACATAAGACTTGCTGTTGTCCTGGGTCAGAGTTACATGTGTGTTCACGCCGACTCACTGACCAAAAGGTTAAACTTATCATGCTAAAACATGAAGATATGACAACAACAGCCGCTTGTGTTTTAGAAACTGTTCCCCTGTACGACTGGGCATCAGTTTCTGATATTTCCACCCTGACGGGGCTATCTGCGCCGCGTTGCCAATTACTGTTAACTCAATTTTGTCTGGCTGGATTGATGGAAAGCCGGGACGATGAGACGTTTTTCAAACGTTGTCCTTAATAAGATAACGTCTTAAGCCGTAAGGGGCGGGGATTTGATACCTCGCCTTCTCCTGTGGTTTTACAGAGAAAAAGCCAGCGTCGATTTATGGAAAAATATTGTGAATTTAAGTGGTATCACATTAATTAACGACGACTCACTGCAATTTATTAAAACCTTACCGGATAACTGCATTGACCTGATTGCCACTGACCCGCCGTACTTTCGGGTAAAAGAGTGTGCCTGGGACAGGCAGTGGGAAGATGTCACGGCGTATCTTGCGTGGCTGGATGAATTACTGGCTGAATTCTGGCGGGTACTGAAACCCAACGGCAGCCTGTATATGTTCTGCGGTTCACGGTTGGCCTCGGATACTGAATTGCTCGTTCGGGAACGGTTCAACGTGTTAAACCATATTATTTGGGCGAAGCCGTCCGGCCCGTGGCGCAGGCAGAATAAAGAAAGCCTGCGGATGTATTTTCCCGCCACGGAACGCATTATTTTTGCCGAACATTATCAGGGACCTTATCACCCGAAAGGCGATGGCCATTCCCGTCAATGTCGGGAACTGAAACAGTCGGTATTCAAACCATTGACCGATTATTTTCGTGATGCCCGAAAAGCATTAGGCGTTACGGCAAAAGACATTCACGAGGCCACCGGGAAGCAGATGGCCAGTCACTGGTTCAGTGATAGTCAATGGCAGTTACCCAATGAGGCGGACTATCAAAAGCTGCAGAGTTTATTTGAACGCATCGCCCAAGAAAAACACCAGTGTGGCGAACTGAACAAGCCCTATCATGAGTTGACAAAATCTCACCTCACTTTGTCACGACAGTATGAAGAATTGCGGCAGGAATACGGCTTATTGCGCCGTTCGTTCACAGTCACGGCAGACGTACCTTATACCGATGTCTGGCATTTTGCTCCTGTTCAGTATTATCCGGGTAAACATCCTTGCGAAAAGCCGGCTGATTTAATGGCTCATATTATTCAGTCCAGTAGCCGAGAAGGGGATGTGGTGGCGGATTTCTTTATGGGATCTGGGGCAACCTTAAAAGCCGCATTAAAATTAAACCGCCATGTTTTGGGGGTTGAGCTGGAAGAGGAACGGTTTAAGCAAACTGAGCAGGAGATCCAAGATATATTTTCTCTCTCAGCCAAAGTAAACGACCCCTGAACGGGGTCGTTGGATTATGGAATGAGTTGTTCTGGTGTACAGTTGTATAATGCAGCCAGTTTTTCTCGTGTGCGCTTTTGTGGTCGATCTGACGCTTCCCACTGAGACACGGTTGATTGAGCCGTGTTGAGCTTTTCAGCGACTTCATACTGAGATAGCCCACGATAGATGCGCCAAGCCGCCAGAATAGAAACATCCTGGTCAACCATGATAGACACGACACCGTTAGGCACGGTCACATCATCGTATTTTGACGGGGTGTATGGCACATCCTCCCAATCTTCCTTTGTGCTGATAAGTTTTTCGTATTCAGCTACTGGCAGGACAACATATTGTGGGTTTCCTGCTTCATCGTTTATATATTGCATTTTATATATTCATCCGGGTGGCTAAGAGTCGCGGTGAATTTAATCATGAGGAAATGGCGGGTTACCCCGCCTAGTACGTTGTCGATGTTCTCCGTTTAACTGCCGTTATCGAACAGATAACCGGTTCGCCATCAGTCAGTTCGAAGATTATCCTGTAATCGCCAACCCGCAGTCTGTACTGGTTATCAAGATCATGAAGCTTCTTGATATCCAGTGTCACTGCGGGAAAGGTTTCAAGTTGGTTAACTTTCTCACTGATAGCTTTCCGGTATCGGGTATCGATTGAAAGCAACTGTTTGCGTGCTTTTCTCGTCCATTGAACCGTAACCATCGTTTCCTCATTTGTTAAAGAGCCTATCCGCTTGGGATGATTAGATAATAAGATTATAATCGTATTATGTCAATATAAATACGATTAAAATACGATATTGTTTTCAGGGCTGCGCTATGGCGTGGCTTTTTATCGTCGCTTTCCGCTTTTTCCCCCTCATTTGAGGGACGAAAAAAGAAGCGGCCAGCCATTCATTAACCGAATTTGCCACCGCAATCACTCTCATCACATCCGTATACATGCATTGTGGCTGGCAACCTATTTACTCAACTCACAGGGGCGACTTTTTCACCCCACGGACGCCCATTGTCTAAATGGGGTGGAATATGCGCATGGATAAATACACAAGCCCCTCTGCATATGGTTGGGGGGCATTCACAACGATTTTTGGTGCACTGTCATTGAATGACTGGGCGATTATCGTTGGCATTATTTGCACGGCAGGCACATTCGCCGTGAACTGGTATTACAAACATAAGGAACATACCCGCAATGGCAAAGACCAAGAGTAAGCTCACGGCGGCGGTCATGGGCTTGGTGCTGTCCGGTGCGGGGGCTACGGTCATTCTTTCTCAGTTCTTGGACGAGAAAGAGGGTAATCGCCTATCAGCTTATCGGGATGCGGGCGGTATCTGGACTATCTGCCGGGGAGTCACTCGGATAGACGGCGTTCCCGTTCGTCAGGGTATGAGGTTAACCTCGAACCAATGCCAAGCCCTCAATGCCAAAGAAGTCGAGCACGCCATTGCATGGGTTAAACGTCATGTGCGAGTCCCGCTGACAGAACCTCAGATAGCCGGTATCGCCAGTTTTTGCCCGTACAACATTGGGCCCGGTAAATGTTTTTCTTCCACGTTCTACCGGAAGCTCAACGAAGGGGACAGGAAAGGCGCTTGTGCCGAAATCAAACGGTGGATTTTTGACGGCGGCAAAGACTGCCGGCAGACCCAAGGCCAAGCGAACGGTTGTTACGGTCAGGTTGAGCGGCGCGCTCAGGAATCGGAACTAACATGCTGGGGGTTAGATGAATGAAATTCAATCTCACCTATGGTGTTGTTGTTGCGCTAGTTGTTGCATCAGCAGCAGCTCTTTTATACCGCTCAGGATACAAAGTACAGCTCGGTATCAATAGCGAACAAGCAACCGAAATCCAGCAACTGACAGACACCATCAACTACCAGAACACGCACATTGACATGCTGCATGAACTGGATGCCAAGCATATGGAGAAACTTGCTAATGATAAAATTGAAATTGACGCTCTTCGGGCTGATGTTGCCGCTGCTCGTCGCAAGTTGCGCATCAAGGCAATCTGCCCTGTACGTGAAGCCACTCCCTCCGGCAGCATGGTCGATGCAACCACCGTCGAACTCTCTGGAGAAACTGGATCAACTGTTCTCGATATCCGAGAAGGCATCATCAACGACCGGGCAAAACTAAGATATTTGCAAGGTTATATCAGGACGGAATGCTTGAGATAAAAGCCCCTACAATAAGGGGCTAAACATTAGATAACTGAAAGTGATAGTTTTTTGCCTATGGCGGCAACCGCCCGGCTAATCGTATCAATTTTAGTTGCATGGCGTGGCGTGAGTATTCTTTGGATTTCAGGGGGACGGATACCCGTTAAGCGTGATAACTCAGCCTTATTAATGTTAGCTTTTAGCAACTCATTATTGAGTAAGATTTTGGCATACACGCTATCAGGTAAATATACCCACTGTTCACCCTCTTGAATCTCAGGATCAGGCAGAGGAAAGTTATTATCCATATCAAAGTATATTTCGACACAGGAAAGTAAAACATCCTCGGCCATTTCCATTGCTTCAGGTATATCTGCACCACAAGTGATGGCTTCGGGGATATTCCTGAATGTGACTGTATATCCGTTATCTTCTTTAACAAATTTTGCAGGATAGTACATGTTGGCCTCTCTGACTTATTTATTGATGCAGTGACAGCCCCCTATGATGAGGGCTGGAATTCATTTCAAACCTAACTGTTTTTTTATTCCCTCAACCAAGCCCGTTGTTAATTCTTGACTGGGATGTCTGGGAAGGTGGCTTATTTTTCCTTTGTAGTAGAGTTTCAAATGTTTTTTACCATTTTCAGTCTCTACCCCATGGGCTTTTAGCCATTTTAAAAACTCGTTTTGTTTCACTGCACCTCCATTCCGTTAACTTGAAATAAGTATATGCAAAAATGCTAACAATGGCAAGGTGATATTTGCATTTTTGCATATATTTTGTGGGTGAAAATACGCTATGCCATCACATCCGTGGTGGCATTTTTGTCTCTGGATAGATGTCAGGTTACAGAGAGATAAATATGCTAGAGCACCAAATTCCTCCACACCTAAAACCCATCAGACCGAAAACAGTCTCCGCAGAAGAAAGAAAAGCCAAGATACTGCTGGGGATTATCAAACTAAAGCGCTATCACGAATTAAGCCATGAAGCACTGGAACAGGTGATGAAGATGGCTTGTGAACTCTCTAAGTAAGGAATAACGCAATGGCACAAAAGAAACTCACGCTCACAGACGAGCAAAAGGTTCTCTTTGATGCCTTAACTCCATTACAGCAAAAATTCGCACTGGGTATCCTAAAAGGATTAAATCAGGTCGATGCTTATCGTAAGGCGGGAGGGAAGGCAGAGAAAGAATCTGCGCATGTCCAAGCCAGCAGAATGATAAGTTTTGATAAGGTGAAAACCTTTCTCGACGCCATGAACCAAGAAGCCGTTTCTGATGCCGTAATGAGTCGTCAGGAAGCCCTAGAGCGCCTTTCTGCGATGGGACGTGTCTCACTCCATGATATCGCTGAATTCAGTAACAGTCAGATAGGGGAAGACGAGGAAGGCAGACCCGTATTTCAGGCAGCATGGCAATTTAAAGAGAGTGCGCTACAAAGTCCTGCGGCCATGAGCGCCATCTCAGAATTGACCACGGGCAAGGACGGCATCAAGCTAAAACTCCATGACCCGAAAGCGGCGATTAAACAGTTGGCTGATTTGATGGGTTGGGAGGCGCCGAAGAAAGTTGATTTAAGCTCTACTGATGGTTCTATGTCCCCGCAACCGTCCAAGATAGTACTGGTTGCCGGAGGACAACATGACAACAGCGAGAATTGAACTCCCGCCGAAACTCATTCCAGTCTTTAGTGGCAATTACCGTTATCGCGGCGCATACGGCGGGCGAGGTTCGGCAAAGACCCGAACCTTTGCATTAATGACGGCCATTCGTGGCTACATGGCTGCAATGAACGGGCAATCTGGCGTGATACTTTGCGCTCGTGAATACATGAACTCTCTTGAAGAGTCATCAATGGAAGAAGTCAAACAGGCTATCAGGTCTGTGCCTTGGCTTAATGATTTTTACGAGTTGGGTGAAAAGTTCATTCGCACTAAGTGTCGGTCAGTCAGTTATGTATTTGCAGGCTTACGACATAATCTAGATAGCATCAAGTCTAAAGCTAGAATACTTATCGCATGGGTTGATGAGGCGGAATCTGTATCTGAAACGGCATGGACAAAACTCACACCTACCGTTCGCGAAGAAGATTCTGAGATATGGGTGACGTGGAACCCTGAAAGAGACGGTAGTGCAACGGATAAACGATTCAGAAAGCACCTGCCTGAAAATGCCATCATTGCCGAGATGAACTACGGCGATAACCCGTGGTTCCCCGCCGTGCTGGAAGAAGAGCGGTTAAGCGATCAGGAAAGGTTAGACAGTTCGACCTATGCGTGGATATGGGACGGTGCGTATCTGGAGAATTCCGATAAACAGGTACTGGCGAACAAATATGTTATCAAGGAATTCCCTGATGATCTCTGGCAACAAGCGGACAGGCTATTGTTTGGTGGCGACTTCGGCTTTGCCAAAGACCCCAGCACGCTACTTCGCATGTTTATTCTGGATAGCATACTGCATATAGAATACGAGGCGTACGGTGTTGGGGTGGAACTCGACCACATGCCCACGTTCTATGACCAAGTACCAGAGTCTCGCAGATGGCCTATCAAAGCCGATTCCGCCAGACCGGAAACTATCAGTTATCTTAAGCGACAGGGTTTCAATATTTCCGCCGCCAAGAAGTGGCAGGGCAGCGTAGAGGATGGCGTCACTTTCTTGCGCGGCTTTAAACAAATCATCATTCACCCCCGCTGCAAAGAGACAACAAAAGAAGCCCGGCTTTACTCCTACAAAACCGATCGCATTACTGGCGAAGTGCTCCCGGTTATCGAGGATGCGAATAACCACTGTTGGGATGCGGTGAGATATGGGCTGGATGGGTATATCAAGGCTAAAGGCAGTTTTTTTACAAGAAAGAGGTAATTTTCATGTGGCTATTCTCAAAACGAAAGCCCACCACACCCCCCATTAAAAAATCCGCGTTCTCAACAGACCTTTATCCTGCCTTGGCAAAAGATAACGGCTTTAAGGGATTGGATTTGCCCCAGCCTATCATTGAAGGAGTAGCGATGGACTCCATTGATGGCACTATCCCGCCATTCAAAACCGGCAGCGTGTACGGTGTTCCCGAAGCACAAGCGGCGTGGTATGCCAACCAAATGTTTATCGGCAACAACATGTGCGCGGTGATTGCCAAGCATTGGCTGGTGGATAAAGCGTGCAATATGCCCGCCCGCGATGCTATCCGGCAGGGGTACGAAATCGACTGTGAAGATAGCGACATTATCGACCGGTTGAAAAAGCGGGATAAAAAATACCGACTTCAGCAAGCCATGAAAGAACTGATCCACTTCGGGCGTGTGTACGGTGGGCGCATTGCGTTATTTGTCGTAGAAACCTCAAATCCCAAAGAGTTCTACGAAAATCCGTTTAACCCCGATGGCATTGCGCGAGGCTCGTACAAAGGCATCAAGCAGATTGATCCCCAGTGGGTGACTCCCGAACTGACCGCCGATAATGTGCAAGACCCGGCGTCACTGAATTTCTACGAACCGACCTATTACCAGATAGGCGGACGGCGTTATCACAAGTCGCACCTGATTAAGTTTGTGCCGTTCCCCGTGCCGAATGTGCTTAAGCCGACCTATAACTATTTCGGTGTATCCGTGCCGGAGCGGATTTATGAACGGGTGTATGCCTCAGAGCGTACTGCCAATGAAGCACCGCAATTGGCGATGACCAAGCGCTTACTGACCATTGGAATGGGTGACGGAGAAAACGCAGATAAAGACGTGATCGCGCAGAACCTCGCGTACTTTGTTTCCATGCGGGATAACTACGGCGTACAGCTCACCAGTAATTCAGACACCGTTCAACAATTCGATACCTCATTGGCGGATTTGGACGCGACCATCATGACGCAATATCAGTTAGTGGCTGCCGCTGCCAATGTCCCCGCAACCAAGTTATTAGGCACGACCCCCAAGGGCTTTAATGCCACCGGCGAATACGAAGAGGCGAGCTACCGCGAGGAACTGGAAAGCATTCAGGCCAACGATTTGGAAGATTTTTTACAACGCCATTATGAAATCTTGTTGCGCAGTGAGGGGCTACCGGTGGTGGACATCAGTATCTCATGGCGGCCACTGGACAGCCCAACGGCCTCCGAATACGCCGACATTGAGCTGAAGAATTCCCAAACCGCCGTTAACTACGCCAACGTGGGCGCGGTGGATGGGTTGGATATCCGCAAGAAATTGGCTGCGGACAAAGAATCATCGTATTTCGGCTTGGACGTGAACGAGGAAAACTATGGCGAAGCAGATCCGCCTGAAAGCGAAGCGGGAGCGCTGGGCGGTGCAACGGCAGGCGGTCATGAAGGGCAAGCCGCTGCATTACCCGGCAGCCTCAGCCGACCGTTACCAGCGTGACCTGTCACTGCTGATAAAACGGATGATCAACGAGTACCAACGAGCACTCACCCAATTACAGGACGATTTTGAACCGATGGCAATGGATGCCAGCTTTGCCAGTCAGACCCGTATCTGGCTGAACCGACTAAAACGCCGCTGGGACAGTATTTTTAATCAACGCGCCAGTGAAATGGCCGACAAGTTTGTCAGTCAGGTCGATTTGAACACCCAGCGCAATCTGGACGATTCCCTTAAGCAACTCTCCGGCGGACTGACCATCAAAACCCCCGCGATGCCGGAGGCCATGAAAGACCGGATCACCGCCGCTACAGCAGAAAACGTTGCCCTGATTAAGTCCATTCCTGAACAGTTTCACTTTCGCATTGAAGGGGCGGCACTGCGTTCTATCAGTCAGGCGGGCGAGGGTGCAAAAACCTTGCTGGCGGAAATCCGGCACATTGGCGGCGTAACCGAAAAACGGGCGCAGTTTATTGCGGTAGACCAGACCCGCAAGATCACTACGGCGGCGAACTACGAGCGCATGAAGTCGGCGGGTATTCGTAAGGCAGTCTGGCATCACTCTGGCGGCAGTGCGGAACCCCGTAAATTACATCAGAAACTGGACGGTCAGGTTTTCGACTTGGATAACCCACCGATTATTGATGAACGAACAGGACAGCGTGGCTTGCCCGGCGAATTGCCGAACTGCAAATGTTTCTGGACGCCGGTTGTGGATTTTGGAGAGAGCGCATGACATGAGTAAACGAACCTATGACCTGAACGGCTGGCTGGAAGTGAAAGATAACCCCATCTCAAAAGTGGGGGTTTTTGATTATATGGGGGCTGAAATTGGCGCGCCCAATCCTGACCAGTTGTATCGGGTACTTCGCCCGCAAGAAGAACTGGAAAGTGAAGCCACCTTGCATTCATTCAGGCTAATGCCCTTTGTGGATGAGCACGAAATGCTGGGCAGGGACGGCACGCCCGCGGAGAAGAAAGGGATTGAAGGCGTGATCGGCGAGAACGTCTATTTCGATTACCCCTACCTCAAGGGCAACATCAAAATCTTGTCCAATGCCGCCCTGAACCAGATTGCGAGTGGCAAGATTGAACTGTCACCGGGTTATCGCTGCCGTTACGAATTCACCCCCGGCACGTTTGAGGGCGAGCACTACGATGCCATCCAGCGGGATATCCGGGCAAATCACCTTGCATTGGTCGATGAGGGGCGCACAGGCCCTGATGTTGCCGTGCAGGATCACGTTATTACTATCGATACGAGGGAGTTAGTCACGATGGCTACCGAAGAGCAAGACAAGAAAGAGACCACTGACAACGGTTTTACGCCGGAGCAGCTCGAACAGTTACAGGCCATGATTGCGGCGGCTGTCGCAGGTCAGGCACCGGCTACCGATGAAGACCCGGAGAAAAAAGACACGGGTGACAGTGATTCGGAACAAAAATCGACAGATTCGGACGAAGAGAAAAAAGCCGAAGATGCAGTGGAAGAAGCTGAAACCGCCGCTGAATCGGCGGAAACGGGCGAACCCGAAGCGGTGGAAAATGCCGAGATTGCCATTGAAGCGGCAGAGCAGGCCATTGAAGAAGCCAAGGAACATCTTGATCAAGCCACCACAGACAGCCTGAACCGTCGTGTTAAACGTCTGCGTCGGGGCATTCAGGCGATGGATGACATTTCTACCTTAAAGCGCAAGGTCAACCGATTGGAAAAAGCCAAGCCCACGCTGGACACCGGTGAGATGCTCAGGCAATTGGCGGGTCGTGATGAACTGGTACACAAGCTAACGCCGTTTGTCGGGGTATTTGACCACGGCGCCATGACCAAGCAAGGGGTGGCGGAATATGGCGTGAAGCAGTTGGGTATCCCGTGCCAGAAAGGACAGGAAACCATCGCACTGGCTGCGTGGATGCATGGGCGTGTACCCGACTCACAGAAACCGACAACGGGCATGGATGCAGCAATAACCCAGCAATCAATTAAAGACAAGTGGAGTAAACAATAATGGCAATACCGAAAAGCATTCTTAATGGACTGGTCAGCGGTGTCGTCGGGGACATCTCCCACTCTGGCCCCATTCGCGTCACCAGTGCCGTGCTGTCCTCAAAGGACGAAACCCAGAACCTGTTTGGGTTGGCTTACACCTATCGTGATTCCGATGTCGAGTCGGTACAGGTGGGCGGTGATGGCCCGTTTGCGGGGATCATGATTAACCCGAAAGCCTACCGCATTGGCGGGCTATATGCACATAACGGTTCCACCGGTGAGTTCCTGACGATGGGGGAAGTGAACGTCAATCTGGAAACAGGCGTTAAGCGCATCAATGTCCCGGTGGTGTTTGACAGTAAAGGTAAATTACATGCCAAAGAAACCCCCGCCATCGGCGATCGGGTTATTGGTTTTGTGTCCCGTCATTTGGAGTCAGAAGAAAGCCCGCATTTGTGTGTGTTACGTCTGACTGAAATTCCTTACCCAACCGCAGCAAAAGGGGAATAAACATGGCTGTCAGTCAAGAGAAGTTTTATCTGTCAGGAAGAGAGATCCGCGAGAAGGGCCCATTAAATGTGACGGCTGACCAGAAATGGACCTACGGCGAACTGGAACAAATCGGTTTCGGTAACCTGCATGCGATGGATTCGGCCTTAACCGGCCCAGCCTCAGCAGGTGGCTATATCCAGCGCCATATGTTGCAGCATGTGTTACCG